CTTCGAGTGGCACACCTAATTTTTTAGCTATTGCTACCTGTGAAGATGTGAGTCTCACAGTTTTGCGACCAGGCTTTACGCTTCTATTAGCTGAAGCCACTGTCTGAACAGGGGAGGCCGTTTGCTTTTGTTCAGTATTACCAAATTTATGCGGAAAGTCAACTCTAATACGTTTATCAACTTCTGCATAATACTCATTAGAACTAGGATCATACCCTTCTTTTTCAGTAAGATCCTTATGTATCTCAAAAGCAGTGTAAGTCATCGCTCTATCTGTACCAAACCATGAGTTTTTAGCAGCCCATGATTCAGCTCTAGGATCCATGTTTATTGGATCTTCAGCTTGAGGAATATTTACATTTCCACCTTGAGAAAGAGATACAGGTTTTTCATCCTGTATGTTTTCTTCTCTACCTTGTTTAGCTTGGTCAAGTTTTGCATTCTCAAATGCAAGAGTTGCAATTCTTTTGTTAGCTTCAACTTGAGCATTTGCATCACCAGATTCAATCGCTGCTGCTAATTCTTTTTGTGCAGCTTCTAAACCTGAAGATATAGTTGACTCAAATTTTTTGATATAATCAGAATCTGTTTTTTTAAATTTAGATTCTAATTTTAATCTTTTTTCTTCTACAGCTTTAGCATATTGAACAGCAGCCTGTTCTCTTCTTTCTGCTTCTCTCATTTTACGAGTTAGTTTCGCAATACGAGCTTGTACACCTCTACTGTAATCCTCTAATTCTCCATCTGATTTTTTTTCGTCTAACTTTGTTTCTCTTTCATTTTCAAATGATTTATCTGTTGTTTGTTCTTGTTCCGTGTTTTCTTCTAGCTGTTCAATTACAGCTTCATCTTTTTTTTCTTCAATATCTATTGTAGCATCAGGTCCTGATGTATCGATAGGTACTGTTTTTTTATCTTCTGGCATAGTTTACTCCTTCCTATGTTTAAAACTCATGCAAGATGTCCTCTGGACTATCAATTGTTGCTAACACTTCATCGTCGTTTAGCAGACGCATTTCCCCACCATCTATTTTAATTCGGCTACCTGCATATCTTGCAAACATAACCCAATCGTTGACCTTGCACCATGGACCTTCAGGATACCTCTCCTTATCCTTATAACATTGTGAACCCATGGCCATAACTAAACCAACTTGAGATGCAACTTGTTGTCGTTCTAAAGTAGTTTCAGCTAATACTAATCCACCTTTAGTTTTTTCTTTCATCTTAAAAGGTAAAACTAACATTCTCCAACCAGTCGGTTTAGGTAGTTTAGGTTCTTCTTTTTTCTCTGATTTTTTTACACCAATTAGATCATTGTTTGGTGTTAATATCGATGACTGTTCCTTTTCCATTTTGCTCCTTATCTTCTAGCAGGTTAGAGATTTCCTGTAGTGTTGCCTCATAGGCATTTATTTGTCCTATAATATACTTATAATCTTCCATACTGTCAACCCCACCTGAAGTGACTGATATTGAAAGTGCTTCTATTCTATTTCTTAAAAATCTTAAAGTTTTATTGATTACTGTTTCTAATTGCATTTAACATTTCCATCTTCTCCGTGCCTGTCTTATTCGTGAGTTAGGATCGTTACGAGTTTTTGCTGATGACCTTTTTAATTGTCCTAGTGATCTAGCGCAGTATGATTTCCTACGATTAGCAGCTTTTGATCCTGGCTTCACTTTTCCAGTTACGGCTGTTTTTAATTTACTTCCAGGATTTGCTCTTCTGTAAGCAGCAACACCTTTTTTAGTCATGCCTGCTCCAGATTTTGTTGGTCTATAGTTTGCACCCTTACCTGTAGTAGTTTTTCTTATAGGGTTTTCTCTTTTTCTCATGCAAATGTTTTTACGTTGGTTGGTTTACCGCCCGGATTCCCCGCAGCTCTCTTTCGTTTGACAGCACTCGCCTTTTGCGACTTTGTCATCTGTGTGGCTTTTGCAAGTGGAACGCATTTTGGATATTTCCTTTTGCTCCCCTTCTGTCTTCCGCATGGTTGATACTTCCCGTCTTTCTTCGGTGCTCCAATGTCTACCCATTTCTGTGCTACCCATTCTCGTAGTCCTCCTTTAGAAAAGTGTGTACGCATTACGAATTCTTTCCGTAAGCTCTGCCTTTCCCTTTCATAGCTAGCTTACATGCACCACCACCAGTTTTATACATAGTTCTAGACATGTCCATCATTCCACCACCCATAGCTTTTTTTCTTTTTTTCTTGCCACCTGGTGTAACTTTACCTGAACATACTGCTGATGCGTACATGTTAGCATATGCTGACGGGTACACTTTAAATTTTCTTTTTGCTGCAGCTTTACCTTTTGGACAAAGTTTTGCCATGTTAAACCTTCTTTGCTAATTTAGAATTTATTTTTTTTTGAACTTTTTCTGGTAGTTTTGAAAAACCTTTAAATTTACTTGGAACATTTTTAGGTCCAAACGCTTCTTTTATTTTTTGAACGTTTGATTTTTTCTTACCCATATTGGCTCCACCACCAAATTTTAAACCAACTCTGCCACCTTTAGCTTTTTGTTCTTTTACATTTCCTTTGTATTTTACTTCTGGTTTTTCTCCAGGTTTAATTGCATGAGTGCTTTTACCGTGTTTAAATTGAAATGCTTTTTTAGTGTCAATCATATTTGTTCTACGTGTTTGACCCTCTTTGATCATCTTTTTACCAGTTTTAATTTGTTTTTCTGCGCCCTGTAACTCTGTAATTCTTTTTAAGTACTCATCGCTTTTAGTTTGATCAACAGTTTTTGTTAAATTTGGTTTTACAGATTTAATAGTTGGTGAAACGTTACTTTTTTTTGTAAAAATATTTTTTACAGTCTCTACAACTTTTTTACCTAAAGGTGTTTTACCTGCTTTATATCCGTAACTATAAATACCCATTATTTTTTTCCTCCTTTAAAAATTTGTGTACCCTTTATACCATAAATACTCGCCACGACAAGGATCCAAAGGTTAGTGAACCATGACGGAAGCTGCTGGAATTGCTCGAAGAACTCTTTTATTTTTGCAGAAGCATTTGGATCGTCTGAAAATACACCCCAGGCGATCACCAAAATGGGCAAAGTTAAAATTACCAAAACTGCCTCGTCTTTCCAGTCTGATTGACGAGCTTCTAAAAGCTTGCCAGAGTATTCTAATTCTCCGGAGGCCATTTTTTCTGCGTGTTTAGCCTGTGCGTTAGCCATCATCATTTTAGTTTCTTGTTTTTTCTTATAGATGTGACTACCAGCGTTAACTGCTAGTTTGATTGCACTTAACCACATAACTTAGTACCAAGTAGCTTCTTTTTTCTTTTCAGATAACATTCTTTTAGTACCTCTAACTTTTTCCTTGTCTCCTGTAGGAATATAATTGAAAGCACCATCAGCAGTAGTCTTAGATCTTGGATCTACCTCTACATTTTGCTCTGGAATGTTAACTAATTTTGATTTTTTATAATTTATCATAGTTTTTACCTTTGTTAACTTAACATACTATTATTTTTCGTCAATAATAGACATTTGTTGTACTCCTTGCTTTGCAAGACTAACACCAGCACGTAATTTAGCTAAATCTTCGTTTTGATCCATCTTATCTTCAGCTAAATCTCTTGCTTGCATTAATTTTGCTCTATCAAAGTTTGCTTTTGTCTCGTCCGCTTCTTTTTTACGTTCATTTTCCATTGCTCTAAGGTCAACTTCACGTGATTTTAGTTTTAAAAGCGGATCAGAATCAAATTGTGATGTAATTTGCTTCTCTTCCTTCATAAATTCTTCTGTCATTTCAGCAATCAAGATAGATTTTCTTGCTTCAACTTGATTTGTTAGTGCTTGAAGCTGCTGTTGAACTTGCGGATTAGTTGCTGCCATCTGTTGTAGCTGCATCATTTGTGCTAATTGCTCTCTAAACTCTAATTGGACTTGTTCTTGAGCCATTAGACTAATGTGTTCAAGTATATTTTTTTGTATTGCAGCCATTACAGACGGATTATTTCTTACAATGTTAGTTGACATAAAATTTAAGTGCGCTGTGATGTGTGCTTGGTGATCTTGACCAGGAAAAGCTTGAAAAGGTTTACCACCCAAAGCATTGATGTGTTCTAAACTTGGATCCATCGGTGCATTTGGTGCTGGTGGAGGTAAAACTGCATCAACATCTTTTACTCCAATTGCATTATACATGTTTCTATAGATTTGATACATGTTATGAAGTTGTGGATTACTTGTTGCAATTTGTAATTGCGTTTGTGCCAAAGTAATTCTCTGACTCATTGAAAAAATATTAGGATCTGCCACAGGTACAACATCGACTCTATCATCAAAGTCAGCTTGTTTTACATTTCTTGCACCACCTACAACATCGTAAGGATATTCTGGTGGTAAATATTGTGAAACAATTTTACCAAGTAATTTAAATTCTGATTTCATTGCTGCATAACATCTTTTATGAATTGCAGACATAACTCTTGAACCACGTTCTAATAATGCAACTGTAGTTCCAACAGCTGCTGCTTGATTACCATCACCAACATTCATGTCAGCAATGCTCGCGAATCTTTGCCCTGCTTGAACAACTATTCCTAAAAGATTTAATAATGTTTGAGATGGTTCTTTGTATGGTAATGGAAAGAAAGCATCTCTTAAATTTCCACCTGGTGCATCAACATCTTTAAATTCACCTGGTTGTATTGGTGATGCTTCATCTCTAACTCTTACACCTCTTTGTTTAAATCCTGCTGCGTCTAATAATTGACGGAGAGCCGCCGTTGCCGTACGACTCAATCCGCCAATCATATGAATGAGTCCAAAGCCATAAAATCCAAGTCCTGGCAGAAATTTAAAATGGACAAAATATTGGATCTTATTTTTCTTTAGATCATCGGGCGCATAGTTCCTTCTAATAGAAAGAACTGATCTATTGCCTTCTTCTACAGTTACTATGTAGGGCAATTTTATTCCAGTTGGTTCACCATTTTCACCAACTTCTTCAAAACCTTCTAAGTCTAAATTAACGTGACATTCTATTAAAGTATAAACAGGTTCGTTCTTTCCTGTTTTCTTTGTACCTTCTAGTTCACGTTCTTTTTTTTCTAATTCGTTATTTGAATCTGTACCTGGAGGTCCTAACTCTACATCTCTGTAGAATCCTGACACTTGTTGTTTTCTTAATTCATTTTCAGAAATTTTTATTTTATGAATAACTGCCTCCGCATCGTCTAATGAGGTAGCCGTATACGGGACAATTAATTCATCTGCAGGTACAAACTTTGATACTGCTCTACCCATTGGTACATCGTAGTATACTTTTTTAAAAGTTGATCCTGCTAACGGTAAGTGAAATAACATTGAATCAAATTCTGATTCATATTCTTTCATCTGATCCATAATTAAATAATTCATAAAATCTTTAACACGACCTGCTTGTTGTTCTGTTGCAGGATTTTTTATACCAATGATTTGAGTTCTTACTGGTCCATCACTTGGTAATAATTCTTTATAAGCTTGAGCTTGAAACTGTGTTACTGCTTCTGCAAGAACAGGGTGTGTAGCACCACTAGCTCCTTGAAATGGTTCAGTTCTGTTTTCATATTTAAAACCTAAAAGATCTAAACCAGTTTTATAAGATTGCTCCCATTCTTTTCTTGATGATTTATAATCCATGTAGTTTTGAACCATTTCATTTCCAAGTGGTTCTAAAACATCATCTGGTAAAAGATCTGCTAAGTTATCAAAGTGTGATTCTGTTCCAGGTACGTTAATTGATCCTGGTTCGTAGTCTAAAGTTACACCGCCATCTTCTTCTGGTATAACTTCGATTGGTCCTTTTTCTTCTACTGGTTCCTGAACAGCAATATCTTGAATCTCTTCTTGTGAAGGAACTTCAAGTTTGTTTCTAGTGTTCGGGAGTCCTTTGTCTATTTCTGCCATTTATTACTCCTATATGTTCTTACCACGTTTTAATAGACCTGACAAGCCTTGTGAATTTGGTCCTGATTCTGGTGGTGGGCCTGATTTAATACCGGCTAAACCACCACTTGCTAAATTCTCTTTATAAAATTCTCTTGCAAATATCTTTAATGGTAAAATTTTTTCTGATTTTGATTTTGGAAATGATTGGTAATATTTATAATGATCTAACATTTCTTTTATTTTTGGATAATAATTACTTTTTAATGTAAGTTTAGATCCGCTGTTAAAACCTGCACGGCCACCTTTTGCTAAATTAGCAATACCGCCGCCTGCAAAGCCAGTGCCTAAATTTAATTCTTTTTTTAATAAACCTTCTTCTAATTGTTTTTTCTCTAATGCAGCTAACTGATTTGCATACTCCAAAGGAATTTCAGAGTAAGCATCTTGTAATGATTTTCTTCCAGGTGCTTCTACTCCTGCACCAAGAGCATAATCATCAAATATATTTCCAACACCATATTGCGTTGCTCTATTTAAAACATATGGTTTTACATTAAAAAATAAATTTTCATTACCAGCCATAGGTTCACCTTTATTCGCCATATAACTTTCTAAATCTGTAATTGGTGTAACTTCTTTTGGAGCATATTTATCTACAAACTCTAAGTTTTGTCTTAATAACTTAGGGTCGGAATCTTTAAAAAATTCAGTGCTAGCAGCCTTGTCTATTTTTGTATTATAGTCTTGAGCAACTTCTTCTCTTATTTGATTTTGCATTGCAACTTTACCTTGAAGAGGTGTATCCGCTCCTACAAAGCTATAACCAAATTTTCCATAATCATCAGCTATGTTTGCCATGTTTTCATTTGCTCTATTCAATTGATTTGTAGCAATCTCAAAAGCACCTGTGTTTGGTTTTATATTTTTTAATACTTGTTTTGATTGTTCAGCTATAAAATAATTGTTCATCCAATCTTCAGTTGATCTTAAATGTTTTACATATCTCTGAGCTTCTTTATTAGACATTTTATTAATATCTTTTTTACCATAACCAAACAGTCCTGCCGTTGTTGCTTGTTTTGCACCATCGATATCTCCAGCAACTAAATAAGGTGCAGCAAACATAAACTCTATAGCTGGATCTGCAACACCAAATAAAGTTGTTCCTAACGTTCTAAGTTTACCAAATTTTTTTGGTATTCTACCATCTTTAGAAACTCTTTTAGCTTTATCAGTTTCTCTTTGAATACCTCTTTGAATTTCTTCCATAGAACAAGTCAAACCATCTGGATTAGTTCCTGAAGCTTGTTTTACTCTTCCCGATCCACAAAATGCGTTTAATAAATTTGCATATTGTTTTTTATTGATTTCACCTGCTTGGGTCATACTTTTACCCAACATTTGAACTGTATCGTCTGTCATTTTTAAAGGACCAGCTGAACTTGAAAATTTTAAATTTCCTTGTGAATCTAAATTGATGTTTACGTCATCTAAATAACCACCAAATTTTTTACTAAAATCATCTTTAATAATATCCATTTCATTTTTAATTTTTGCTTTTGCATCTAGTGTGGTTGCTTTTTCAAATTTAGTTATAAGTTTATTAATGGGTCTATCAAACTGAGCATTTTTAATTCTTTCATTAAAATTAGATGTTGTTGGATTTACTTTTGTATACTCAATAATATCAGCATAACCTTTGTCAATTAAAGAAGATGGAACTTTGTGATCCCATGCGATATTATCCGCTAAACCTAATATTTCTTTTGCTTTGCCCCATTGATTGTTTTGAGAAAAACTAATTGCTTTTGCTGATTCAGCAAACATGGGTTTAAATTCTTCAGCAACTATTTGTTCAAAAGCTTTTAACATTTCTTTTGTGCCAACTCTATGTTGTCTAAAATTATTTATATCAGAGAATAATTGTTGACCTATTTCAGCTTGTATGACTTTTGCATAAGGACCTGTAATTGCTTTATTTAAACCAAACGTAGATAATAATTTATTATTATTTAAAAGTTTTCTTGCTTCTGTTCTAAGTTTAGGTAAATTTTCAGAATTAAATATATTTTTTATTTCTTCTGTTACAGCGTTTTTAATTTTAGGATTAAAATTATATAAAGAACTTTTTATAAATTGTTTTAAATGATCTGGGGTGTTTCTGCTTTTTTCCGCTGTTATATTTAACATCGTTTTTTTAAAATCTTTACTAAAATAAGTTTGAACAGAACCTTTTTTAGAGTTCATGTCTTTTACAAATTGATTATCTTTTCCAAATCTTTTTATTAAAGCATTTTCAAATGTTTCTGGGTTGGCATAACGTTTAGCATTTTTTTGTACCCAGTTTTCTACTTTTAAATAATCATTTCTAGGTTTTTTATATTTAGGATCTTGTTTTAAAATATCTTTTTCACCTCTAGAAAAATTTCTAAAATTAGTTCTTTCCTCTAACATGTTTAAAACCCAATCAGAATCTTCTCCTAATTGATCAGCAATAAATATTACATCATCAATATTTTTTTCAAGATTATTAATATAAACAATATCTCCTGCTTCTAACATTCCTTTTTTAAATACTTTCATTTTTCTATTATGATATTTTTCTTGAGCTTTTATAGCTTTTTTATTTGGCATCATAAATTCTGCATCATCATTAATATTAGCTTGTTTCATTGCTTCTGCAATTCTAAGTAAACCAGGTTCTCTTCTAGGATTAGACATTTGTTTATATCTATTTGGATTTTTTTTATGTTTCTCTTGTTCGTTTTTTAACCATGCTGAATATTCTTTAGTCTTAACTTTTTTTCTTCCGTCAGAATAACTGTCATCTTTTACTACGTAATGTTTTTGACCTTGAAAATCATCAGCCCCTGTTCTTTTTGCGGGTGTTATGTATTTTTCTTCTTTATACCCAGGTCTAGATCCATCAGCACTTGGTTGCACTAACATACCACCACCGGCCATTGGATTACGTTTCATAAATTCATTAACAGCATCTATTTCTACAACGTCTTGTCGTGGTGCTGGTTGAGGTATTTTATCTGCTGTCGTGACCTCTCCATCGAAGAGATCCATCAACTCTATAATTTTATTTTGTAGGTCTTCCATTACTCACCTAACATTCTAGCGATACCGCCTGATGCATAGTCATCATAATCGTAAGCATCACCTTGTCTAGCAGTAACATAATCACTTTGAGCATCAAGGTCACCTTCATTTAATTTTTTAACTTTGTCTTTTCTTTTTTTCTTTTGTACAATTTCTTTCATAGTTGGTCCTTTGCCTGTTGCATATTCTTTCAATGCAGAGACATCAGAATCTAAATCTTTAATGCTACGACCACCAACTTCTTCTGCATCTATGAAAAAATCATCAGGGCCATCGGCTCTTCCAACAAAACCGGACTCTGTAACTTCAAAATCAACATCTCCTCTAGGTGCTCCTTCATCAGGTGGAGTTCTTTTGTACGAAAGATCTACAGGTTCCTCTAACATATTTTGTGGGCTGTTATATTCTACTCTAATAGAATCAGTTTCAAGATCTTGATAAACTGTTACTTCATCAGTATCATCTAATTTTTTAACGTGAACAATTTCTCTATCTTTGGTTGCAAGTTTTTTAGTAACATCATCACCTTCTAAAATTACTTTGTTAACTAATGCATCAAACCATTCTGGTTTACCAGGCACATTATCTGTTTTAATAATTGGAACATTCTTAATACCTTTAACAGTTTTTAATGGTTTAAAAATTTTACCAACGATTGGTATTGCTGCAAGTCCACCTAATAATTTTAAAAACGTTCTTCTGTTCATGCCATCTTTTAAACCAATACGACCACCGTCAGCGTTTAAATCTCTTTTCTTTTTACCACCTGTCTCCATGTTCTTTAACACGTTTTCTAATTCTAAAATTCCTTCGTCTGTAAGTTTTGGTGTGTCTTTGAATTTGCCAGCTATATCCTCTGCTAGTCTTGACATAGTTGTAGCCATTTCTTCAGCCGTTCTTCTATCCACACCTTTTTTCATCATATCTTCTATCATTTCATTTTTAAGTCTAATTTGACTAGTGTCAGCTTTTTTTATATTTTTAGCTGCACTTAACATATCTTTTACTAATTGAACTCTGTCTTCACCCATCTTGCTTTGAAAACCTTTAACCATGTCACTTGCTAAAATACCTTCTTTGATATTAACCTTTGTTTGAAGTTTAGGATCTTCTAACATTTTATTTAACGATTTTGGATTTACCATTTTTAAAACATCAGATGGGTTTTTAACTACGTCACTTTTCTTACCCATGTATTGTAACATCTCTCTTAATGTTGCAAGACCTTTTGGAAACTTACTACTTCCCAGGAAATAACCAATACGTCCGCCGTCTGCTTTGTCATCTCGCATTTTATTTTTTAATGCTTCTATCTTATCAATCAATGGTTTTGCTCTTTCTCTAAAACCAGGAGTGTTAGGATTTAGATTACCTAACTTTGTTTCTGTTCTTATAATTTCTTTTTTGATCTCTGACATGTTTGTTGTGTCATAGTCTTCCAAATCGTAAACGTCTTCTCTGTTTTTTCTTTTTAAAATATTTTCAATACTTTTTTTATTTTGTGCTTCTAAGTTTGCTTTGATTGCTGCATCTGATTCTTTTACTGCTTTACCGCCCATGATCCCTGATCCTTCAGGAATCTTGTTTCCTTCCATATCTAATACATCTGCTTTCTTAATTGATGGTATACCAGGGTCAACTTTTACTTTAGGTGTATCTAGTTGATTAATTTGATTAATAACATTCTCAACTTGATCTACAGTTTTCATATTTTCTGGATTGATACCATTACGCATAAATCTTTCTGCTGTGATCTGTGTATTAAGTTCTATAATTTCTCTTTTAGGTAAGGTTTGAACAACTCCGGTTTGATCCTTCATCATTGTTTTAATAACCCATGATCTAATTGCTGTAAGCATTAATAATAATTCCTTTTCTGTTTCTCGACTTTTTCATCGACGTAGTCTTCAGGGTGATTTAACAAACCACCTTGCCTGAATCGCATGATTGCTTGAGTTGTTGAGTCCACAAGGTCATCATGGTCTCCATAAGGAAATGCAGCGCATTCTTCAATAACGTCATCTGCAAATTTCTGCTCAGGAGCCCATATCATACCACTTTCAAACAAAGGTGCAACAGAATTCACACGAGCATGCTTGTCGTTTCCTTTACTAGGTGTAAAGTTCATAACCGGTACATCCATTTTTCTAAGCTCGTAAGTTAGCGGAAGCCCTGATGCTTTTGCCTCAATAATAACTGATTCAGGCATCCAGTATTTATATTGCTCTAAGGCAAGTCTACGTAACTCTGGAAACTCATACCTACCTTTAATTGCATCTAACAATATCAGATTCGCACCTGAGTCTTCATCTGGATAGAATATACCCCAAGTAGTAATAGCAGAATAGTCCGCTGTTTCTTTTTTTAAAAATGCAGTATCGTAAGATTGTATAACATGATGTAAGGTTGGAATATAATCATGATCCCAAACTCTCCACCACTCACGTTTTAATATTGCTCCTTCTTCCGCTGTTGGATTCTGCATCCACTGTGCGTTCCATTTGCCCGTGGGCAGTGTTGCTTGGACT